AGGTATGCAAGTCTTTACTGTATGGATAAACAGGTGTTAGGCTCGCCGCGCTTTGTGCACAAGGCAGAGGCCACGGCTGGACTTGCAGGAAGGGTCTGCGGGTTCGGCGGGCCGGGCTGGATGTTGACGCATCCAACCGGCTCGCCTCTTTTCATCTGGTGACTTCGCGCACGTAGGCCTGGCAGGCCTGCAACGCGATCAGCCCCCGGTTGCCGTCGTCGGTGATGGCGACAATTCGTTGAGCATGCGCTCGGTCAAGTTGGGCACGAACGGTTCCATAAACCACGCCTCCGGTGTCGGAGGCTTTTCGCATCCCACTGTCACAACCCGTGCCGAGAAGGGCGCCGGCGTCGACAAGGACTGACAACCGCAAATCAGCAGTAGCAAGCCGGTCACGCAGACGAGCCTGAGCTTGTTGTGCATCGTTCATTTCCTTCCAGTGCGTTTTGGTCTGATCCTGCAGGCGAGCCTCCAGGGCGCGGCGCGCATCCTGCTGCGCTGCGAGTTGATTGAGCGCCGATGCAGCGGCCTCTTCACGCTCACGGCCGTAAGCGCGGTCCTTATCCGCCAATTGTTTTTCATAATCGTCCGCCTGCTCAGCGAGCTGCTTACCGTAGGCATTGGTCTGCCACACCCAGGCCGCCCGGGCGCCGATGGCACAAGCCATCACCAGTGCTGCCAGAGCGATCAGTCGGGTGCCCCAGGCGCTCACTGCAGCACCTCAAGCGCCCGTTTGTAGATGGCCTTGCGATCCTCCAGGCCATTGGTACCGCCGTTGACTCGCTTGGTGATGGCGAGGATGTCGCCCTTGTCGGCCAAGCTGTTCAAGCCCTCCGTGTGCCAGAACCAGCCAGCAGAGAGCGAGGCGTATACCGGCTGCTCAAGCAGCTCTGGCGTGTTGAGCAGACGGCTGTCGCCGAACAGCGCCTCGCTGCAGGCTTCATAGTTCGAACGCCCCGTCACCTGGATGAGCCCTCGACCACGGTACAGCTGGCCATCACCGTCAGCGTCCGGCGTATTGCCCAGCCGCTGCGCCAAGCGGCCGGTGTCATACTTCGACAGGTATTCATCGCCGCCGAGTTCGCGCACGTACAAGAACTGGCCCGACTCGTGTCCTATCTGAGCGAGAAACGCGGCCATACGCAGCCGCGTGATGATCGCGTACTTGCCCATGGTGGCGTTGAGGCCGGGAACAAAAACGCCAGCTTTGCGGCCGGCGTTCGGGAGGATCTGCTGCAACTGCTTTTCAGTAATGGGCATCGCTTTGCTCCTTCAAGTCTCACGCCGGTGCTACATCAACCGTGCGCAGTGGTTTGGTTTGTTTGGTTTTCTTGCCCTTGGCCTTCGCCTTGCCCTTTTTGCCGCCGTTGCACTCGACGGTGGTCGACCAGCCGGCCGAGCTGAAGAGCTGCTCAACGCTGTCCACCAGGTACTCGCCATCCAGACCACTCTTGAAGCCCTGGGCGCTGATGGTCCGTTCGGCAAACAGATCGGTGCGCCCGACCGTTTCCAGGCGAACGCCGGCAGTACTCCGGTTGAATGCCGCGAGGCGGGCTTTGGCGGCCTGCTGAGCTGCGCTCTTGTCGGGATAGATATGCCGGTCGGTGTGCACGCCCGGCACGCCATCCGGGGCGTCGTCGTTGTCCAGCTGCACCACCTGCAACTTGCCGGTCTTCTTGTCCTGGTGCTGGGTCTGCACGGCCTTTTGCGTGTTGCGATCACCCAGACGGAACGAATAGCGGCTCACATCTGCGCGGCTGATGGTGACGACGGTCAGCGTCTTACCGCTTGTGCTCTGCCCACCCTGGCGGGGGAGTACCAGCAACTTGCCGCTGGCCACCTTGGCCGTGCAGTCGTATTGCTTGGCCAGGCGGGTGATGAAATTGAAATCGGATTCGTTGCGCTGATCGACGCGGGGCACCTTGGTCTGCACCGAGCAACCCAGCGTCCAGCCGTTGCGTGCCGCCACGTCGCTGACAATCTTGGCAAGGGACACGTCCTCCCAACTACCGCTGCGGGTGGTCTTGCCGCTGCCGCGCATGTCGCTGGCCTTGCCGCGCAGGGTGATCGTGTCCGGCGGACCGGTAACCTCGATCTCGTCCACGGTGTAACTGCCGAGGCGTGCCAGGGCTTGTGCGCTATAGCCCAGATAGACCTCGATCTTGGCTCCCCGCGAGGGCAGTGTGATGACCTGGTCACGGTCGTCTATGCGCAGCTCAAATTCGTCCGACTCCAAGCCAGGCTTGTCCGAGGTGCGCAGCAGCAGGAGGCGGTCATTGATGAGCGCGGTGATGTCCTTGCCATCCGCGACGATTTGGAACATGGGTTTCATGTGGACTGCTCCGGAATGAAAAACCCCGCACAGGGCGGGGTTCGTGATGCGTAAAGCGGGATCAATCCCAGAGGGTGACTTCCTCGATCTCGGCCGCGGCCAAGTCCGGCAGGTGAATCAGCACACCGGCGCGGAACGGCTGTGCCTCTTCGGCCAAGCCTTGGTTGGCCTGCAGCACCGCCTCCACGGTTCCCACCAGGGTGCCGTAGTAGGCGTGGCACAGGCTGTCGAGCAGGTCGCCCTCAGACGTTCTGCATGTCATTGCCATAAGCGACAAACTCCAGACTAAAGGACTGCTTGCGAGGGATACCGCCAGCGAGCAGGGCGCCCTGCTCCTCGTCCACGTTCAACAGGCACCAGTTGCCCAACACTTCGCCGTAACCCGTGGTCAGGGTCAGCGGCTGCAGGCGGCTGCCGATGGTGCGTAAGTCGTTCAGCTGGCCGATGCCTCCCTTGAACAGCGGGAAGATCGCGCCCTTGATCGTCAGCCTGTCCTCGCCCTGCCCTACCGCCTGCTGCGCAATGTGACGCGTCAGGCGCTCCTGGCCGGCCCAGCGGAAGACGGTTTTACGCATCAGCTCATCAAACGCGGCCGTGTCCAGGTTGAAGTAATAGGGCTTTAGCTTCGGATCCTGGGGCTGGATGATCAGCAGATGCGGGAATGGCTTAACCGCTGCGGCCGAAGGCGTCATGTCCGCCCCCAGAACGCTGCTCGGGAAAATGTTGCCAAGGCTCGGGCTCAGCGAGCCGGCAATGCGGTTGACCGCCGCGCCGGCCTTGCTGGTCTGTTCCTTGAGCGAGCCCAGGCGCTCCTGCACCTGGGAGGCCGCCGACACGACCTGGCTGTACTTCGCGGCTACCTGGCCGACGGTGGACTGCGCTGCGTTGATCTGGCGCATGGTGCGTTGCAGCTTCTCGCCGATTGCCGGTCCAACAATCGGCAAGTTTTCCAGCTCCGCCGCCGCGCCAGTCATGTCGCTAACAGCGCCCGTGAGTGGCCCTAACATGCCATCGAGCCTGGTACGTCCAGCCATGCCGGCCGCCACCAGGGAAGACAACGTCGATCCCAGTAATTCCATGTAGGCCATGACACCTCCTTACGCGACATCTGGCGCGTCATACAGTTGAGTTGAGGCCTGGCGAGACGCCACTTCACGCTGGAACCCCTCCCACATCCCACGCAGCGCCGGCTCGGCTTCACGCACGATTTGATTGGGGTCTTTCACATCGCCATGCACGGTGATGGGCATGACCGGCGCGAAGGTGAAGGACTGGTCAACCTTCGGCGGCACAGGCTTGGCCTTTTCGGTGGGTTTCACGACTGCGGGGACTGCGGACGCCGCCACTGGTGGCGATGATTCCTTGTCCAGGGCACGCACTACCGCCCCAGGCGCGGCGTCCTGAGCGGGAGCCTCAACTGCCGGCGCCCGCATCGCCGCCACTGCTGCACCGAGCACCGGTGCCTCGGTTTTTGGCACTTCCTTGACCAGGGGCTTTGCGTCAGCGACTTCTACCGGCTTGTCTTCACCGAACAAACGCTTGCCCAGCCAGCCGCCGATGGACTCGCCTCCCAGGCCGCCGAGCACCATCCCAAGCATGCCCCCTACAGCACCACCCACAGCGGTACCAATGACTGGCACGACAGAGCCAATTGCCGCACCCGCCATCGCCCCTGTGGAGCCACCTGCCCATGCGCCGGCCATGCCACCGGCCAAACCACCGTAACCCTCGGCCTTCTCATCTTGGGTTTCTGCGTTCAGCGCAACATCCAGCACGCCCGGCAGCATGTCGAGGAACTTGCCGCCCGGCAGGTTGGACATGGTTTTGGTCACGCCACGCACGCTATGCACTGCTCGAGCGAAGCCGCCCACTTCTCCGGCTATGCTGCTTGGGCCAACCAGCGGTGGCACAACCGGTGATGGCCGGGGTACTGCCGGCACCTTGGCCGGCGGGCTTGTCGGCCGGCGCGAATCTGCCGGCGATCCTGCCCGCCTCCGCCGTCGACGGCGTGCACGCCGACTACCTGGTTCTCCCGGTCCCACGTCAACAACGCTACCGCCCAGCCGGCCGATAGCATCGGCATTGACCACAAAGACGCGCTGCGGCTGGTTGCCCAGTCCGGGGCCGACATCGTTGCTAGCCGGTGCACCCAACACTTGGCCAAGCACGCCTATGCCGGTATCCACAACCTGATTGCCAGTCTTGGGCGCGGCCATCCCGCCCGACGCGTCTTCAACCTTGCCACGACGTCGAGCACTCCAGACACGGCCACGCGCCACGTTGTAAACGCCCCGAGCAACCTGGCCCCCAGCACGTGCAGTCAGCACCGCACTGACCGCCGCCGTCAGACCCGCAATACCCATGATCACCGCCGGGAATTTGTCCGACAGCGTCGTCATGCCTTGCGCAATCGCCGTCAGGCCCTGGGCAACCGCGTCAGTCGCGGGCCGGATGGCATCTCCCACGCTGCGCATGGAATCGCTCCAGGCCTGGCCGAGCTCTGCCCAGCGTTGCGACGACGTTTCGCGGCGCTCTTCCAGATTCTTGTCCAGAATGCCGGTAGCGTTCTGCGAGTCGGCCTTCAGCTGGGTATACAGCCCCCGGTTCTGCGCGTAGGCGGTCAGGGCCGCCTTGACCTGCATGTCGGCGAACAGGTCGCCGGTGCGCAGTGTCTTCTCCAGGGCCTCAAGCGCAGCCTTGGCCTTCTCCGGGTCGACTTCCTTGTCGATATTGGCCTGGGCTTCCTTCATTTTTTTGGCCTTCGCCGGGTCGGTCGCTTCGACGTACTTCATGGCAAGCGCCATGGAGGACTCGATAACGTTCATGCCCTTCTGCAGCCCAGTGTTCAGCGAGGCCTGGTAATCAATGCCTGCATCCTTGTAGGCCTTCACCACGTCACCCGAGCCGATCTTCTCAATCCAGTTCTTGAAGTTGTTCGCCGCTTCATCCGAGCCGCCGGCTGTCTTCATCTGCACTTGCAGCATGGCGCCCAGAGACGAAACCGAATCCAACCCAGTGATACCGTTCTTCTCCATCCCCGCGAGCAACTGTGGGAACCACTTGGCCATGTCGCTGGCCTCGAAGCTGCCCGCCTGGCCTTGGTAGGCGATGGCTTCAAGTGCCTGCTCCATGACTTTGGGATCGGTGATCTTGGCGCTCTGCTGCAGCGCCATAATCATGCTGGCCGTGTCGACGCCCGAGGCGCCCTGGCCGATGGCGAACTTGGCCGCCGTCGGCGCGTAGGCCATGGCCTTGTCCAGCTCCATACCGGCACCGACCAGTTGGTTGATCAAGTCGGCGACATCGTTGCGGCCCATGCCCGTGTCCTTGGCCGTCTGGATCACCGTTCGGCTTAGCTGGACCTCCTCAGGCTTGTTGACGGCATCGGCCTTGATCGCAATGTCACGGATGATTGCCTGATAGTCGGCGCTGATCTTCGTCGGAATGGCGATCAGGCCAATGCCCACGGCGGCAGCACCAACATTCGTCTGGAGTGACGACTTGCCCGCATTGATCTGCTGCTGGCCCTTGAGCTGTAAATCGGCGCCCTTCGCCTCACGGGCCAGGCGCTGGTACTCACGGCTCAACCGGCCGACCTCGACGCCCTGCTTACGCAGCGACTCCAAGTTACCGTTGAGCTTGCGCAACAGCTTGTCGGCACCGGCAGCGCCAGTGTCATGCGCCCGCTTCCACTCGGCCTGCAGCTTCATAGTGTCGCCGATGGTGCCCTTGAGCACCTTGGCCTTGTTGCTCGTCTGCTCGAGCTTCTGAATCCGTCCTTGAACGTCCTTGAACGCCGCGCCGACCGACCCCGCGACGGATCCGCCGATCTCCAGGGCTAACTTCATCTTTGCCATCTGTTATCCCCTACTCAGTCATTGAGCCACCACAGCATGTCCACAAAGGACATGCCTGATATCTCAGCGGCCGAGAAATGCAGCTCGGAGGCCAGCCGTTTGGCGAGCCGCCGCTGCGTTTCCGCGTCAAACGTCGTCGTCTTGCACCAGGCGAAAGTAGCCAGTCTGCAAGCGGTTGTAGTCCTTGAGGGCCAGGCCCTCCAAGTCCTTGACGCCGACCTCGGCGAGCGATGCGAACAGGTTGAGTTCACGTTGCTCATCATCGGCACCGGCACCCTGCTGCGCCGCACGAATGTCGCGCACGGTCGGTGCGCGCAGGCTGATCTGGTCGACCTGTACGCCGTTGGCTTCGGAGGGTTTGGTCAGCTTCACGATCACGCGATCAGGGGCGACAGTGAGCCAGGAAGGGGTTTTAGCGATAGTACCCATGGGGGAAGAGTCCTTGTGATTGCAGGGAGGGGGTTACAGGCCGAGGGCGGTGCGTTGCGCAGCCAACTGGTCGACACCATCAATGACGCGTTTCATACCCAGCGCGTCGATCTCGTAGACCAGGCGGCCGTCGACTTCGAGCTTGTAGTAGGTCAGGCTGACGGCGTGCTTGATCTCAGCCTTGTCACCGGCTTTCCAGTCGCCCATGTCGATCTCTTTCAGGCTGCCACGCAGAGTGACCACCACCGGATTGATCTTGCCCTTCAGGCCTTTGAAGGCCCCTCGGAACGTGCCGTTGAAGGCGGTACCGTCGGCCAGGCCGAAGAACTTCAGCGACTCACGGCGCACGCCGGTGGTGGTGAAGCTGGCTTCCTGCTTCTCCATGCCCTGGTCCATTTCGACCGGCATATCCATGCCGCCGGGACGGTGCTCCTCCATCTTGAGCGTGAGCTTGGGCAGGGTCAGGCTGGGTACATCGCCCTGGAAGCTGATGCCATCGACGAACAGGTTAAGGTTGGCCAGGGTTTCGGGAATCATTGCCATGCGAAGCGCTCCTTATGCGGCCGAGTCGAGGACTTCGGTCAGCCATTGATTGGTGATCTCGACGCGGAAGTTGGGGTTTTCCGCTGGCGGCACATCGGTGAAGCGGATGTTCCAGTACACCTTGCCCTGCTCAAGCTGGCTGGCGGTGTTCAGTTCGGTATCCGCAAACACCTCGAAGTTGATGATTGCGCCCTGGTTCTTGAGGTCGCGCATGAATGCCTGCAGGCCTTCGGTTACGTCCTTGATGTAGGTCGCGGTGATCGACCGGTCGACCGCCCACTTGTGGCCATACAAGATCGCGTCCATGACGATATCCATGGTGCGCACGCGGGTGACGAAGGCCCATTTCGGATCGCTCGACAGCGTGCGGTTACCCCACAGGCGATAGCCGTCGTCGCGAATGATGGTGGTGATATTGGCGTTGTTCAGCAGGTTGGCCCGGCACGTCTCGTCGCCGTCCAAGAACTCCACCGAGCGGGTGGTGCCGGTGATGCCAACGAACTCTTTGTTGGACGGCGAGGCCCAGAAGCCGTATTCGCTGTCGGTCCACGCGAATAGGCCGGCCACCCAAGCCGATGCCGGGGCATCCACGGTCGCGCTCGCGTCGGTGTCCCAGTACTTCACACCGGGGTCGACCAGGTAGGCGCGCTTGGCGCCGAACTCGCCGGCGTAGGCTACGGCAGCTTCGTCGGTGGTGCCGGGGCCATCGATGATCGCGATACCCCGCAGCTTGTCGGCCAGGGCCACCAGGGCGGTGCCGACGGCCTGGGTCGCGCTGTGCTTGGGGGTCACCAGCAGCCGCGGCTGAGCGTTGTAGCGGCTTTTGCCATCGAGCAGCGCCTGCATGCCAGTACGGGTGCCATCGGCCAACACGCCGCCGATGATTGCCGAGGTTTGCTCGGCCGCGTCCTCCAGCTTGGCCACGCCACACGCGACAATCACCGCCTTGGCGCGTATGTAGATCGCCCGGCACGCCTTGGTAATGGCCGAGCTGGCACCGAAGGCAGCCACCGCCTCACGCTCGCTGGTGATCAGCACCAGGTCGTTTGCCTTGGCCGTGGGGGTGCCGTCAGCACCAGGGCCAGGGGTGAAGGTGTCGACCAAACCAATGATCGAGGACGACGGCAAGGCGATTTGGCGGGCGCCGGTGTCGACGTTCGTTACGGTAACGCCGTGAAAGAAACCGCTCATAGACTCTCCAGAAATGAGAAGGCCCCGCAGTGCAGGGCCAGGTGGTACAGCGGAAATGAAAACGCCCCGTCAGTGCGGGGCGTCATTGGGTGTAGAGATCAATCCAGTCAGGCGGTACTGGACGCAGCGCCGTGTCGGGGAATGCCTGGGTTTGGGGCCAATCGCGCAGCACCTGCAGATACTCCAGCAGTTCGGCAAATTGCGCCTCACTGAGCGTGGTGGCGCGGCCCAGGTCCTGCTCATCACGGTGACGGTCGCGCAGCCACTGCCGGGCCGCCAGCTCGCCGTCGCGCCAGGCGCGCTCCTGAGCCGCCACCTCGTCGGCGGTCAGTCCAGGCGGGTCAATCAGGATCGGAAGCCCCTGAGCGTCATGCGAACGCACCTTGCCCGGATCAGGGTTGCCGATCACCGCCTCATAGCGGTCGTCGGGAATCTCCACGGCATCCGCCGGCATGCTGGTGTGAATACCCGTCAGGTAGCAGCACCCGGTGGTTTGACTGTAGTAACGCATGCCTCATTTCCCCAAGCACAAGAAGGTGTAGCCCACGATGCCAGGTGGCACAGTGAGCGCGCCGCTGATCACTGTCCGCGCGTTTACATCAATGCCGGTCGTGGAGGCACCTTGACCGGTCATGGTCACGCCTGCCGACGAGGTGCCGATGGAATACACCACCAGGCTCGAAGTGAACTCAAGCGGCAAGGTGATTCGTGCCATCCCTGCGCCAGCGTTGATCTGCCCGTTGGACCACTGAATGATCAGGCCGCCCAACCAGGTCGGAAACACCATGTAGCCGCTGGAGTTGTACGAGAAGGCAAAGCCCCAACGCATTTTCTTGGGTGTTACCGCGACCATATCCAGCGTACCGGTATCGACCTCGGCCTGGGTGCCCACACGCAGCACACCGTAAAGCACCTCAGTGGCCAACGCCGTCACGTTGCGGATCAGCTGCAGGGCCCGCAGCGGCGTCATCAACTTGGTGTCTAGCGCGCCCGCCTCGGCCTCGACCTGCGTGGCCTGGGCTCCCCGCAGCTTCTTTGGCGTTACCGCCGTGGCGTCATCCGTGCCGGTGGTGACCTGCGCCTGAGTGGAAACCTTGAGCCAACCAAACACTGTTTCCGTGGCCTGGGTGACCACCTTGGCAATCGCCTGAGCTACCCGCAGGGCTGACATCCATGCCGTCGACGAAACCCCCGCCTCGGCCTCGGCCTGGGTTGCCTGCACCATGTTGCCGGTGTGCAGCATCTCCACCCAAGGCTCCCAGTCATCGGCCGACGATGTTGGCCAGGTCTTGTTCGCTGCTCGGTAGAAGAAACGGTTTTGATAGACCCGCTTCACCTCTTGGTGCGGGTAGACAAGGGCGCCACGAACAATCACATGGCTAGCCCCCAAAATGGGCGCGTTCGCCAATGGCTCGCCCGAGGTGTAGGCATACACGCCGTCTTGCAACAGCGTATTCAGATTGGAGCCACCATCCAGCGGCAGCGGGGTGCCGACGCCATACTGGCCGAGCTTGACCGCGTCGACGATGCCATAACCGGCCAGCGTGGTTGGATTGGTCCCCCCGGTTACACGCCCGAGCTTATCGACGGTTACGCTCTTGAACGTCCCCACCGTTACGCCGGTGCGGCCGGTCACCGCCTCGAAGGTCAACGCCGTAACGCCCAGGGTAATCGGCGCATCGGTCACCAACTGCCAGACGCTATCGCCGTTGGCGGTGCCCTTTTCCACCGACACCATCAGGCCGGGGGTGACTTCCGCGCTCAGGTCGGCATCGGCGCTGCGACTCCAAGCCCCACCCGCCACTACCACATAAATGCCGTTGTCCTTTCCGGCGGTTTGGTCCTTCACCAGCACCCGTGCGCCGGCAGTCAGCACCACACCGTCAACGGTTTGCAGCCCGCTCAAGGCGATGTTTGCGGTGGTGGCCACCACTACAGACTGCTTGAAGTCCAACTTAGCCAACTCGCCCTCAACCCATTCACGGGTAGCGAGCACCACGCTCGGGTCAATCTTGAGCTGTACGTTGCTGGAACTGCTGACGATCAGGTTCAGGCGCACTACCTGGGTACGTCCAGAGCCCTGGCTAAGCAGCGGCTTGAAGGTGGGCGGACAGTTGGCCACCGCCACCATGTCGCCATCGGCGTCGTACAGGGCAATCTCGCGAATCCACTTACCGCCCACATCGGCCGGAATGATCTGCTCGGCAATGATTACCGCTGCATTGCTCGGGTCGACCTTGAGCTGATTCAGCGGCGCCCGGCGCCATTCATTGAGCAGTGCCGTTTGACTGGCCGTTGGCAGGGGCAGCGGCGGGCTCTCCAGGTTGTTCGGATTGCCGTCGCCTACGGCCATTTGCGAGAAGGTCCAGGGCACGCCCAGAGCATCCGCGTTAGCTTGCTTGGCGGCCCCGACGTTGGTCAGGATCGCGTAAAACTGTGAAGTCTGGTCAACCATAGTTAACGTCCAGATAGTCAATGATGTGGTCACGGCCGCCACGGCCAATTTCGCCGGTGACCTCCAGGTCAACCGCTTCGGGCGGGTAAACGTCGAGTTCGTCGCCGTCGTATGCGGATGTGGCCAGGTACAGGGGGCCGGCAGTTTCCAGGCTGATCGCCAGGCCGACCATGTGCCGGCTGACTGGCCGGGCGTCATCGATCAGCGCGGTCAGTTCCTGGTAGGTTTCCTCGTCGATGCCTTCATCCGACACACCGACCTTGAGCGAGAAGGTACCCGGCACGCCCAGGGGCGCGGTCTGCCACCACTCGATTACCTCGATCAGGTAGCCAAACGGCTCGACCACGCGGCGCAGCGCGCCGATGGTCCCTTTGTGCTTATGGATGTAGAACGACGACCGGATGACGGAGCGCTTGACCTCCTCGGCCCACTGGTCGTCCCAGCGGTCGACCGACCAGGCCCAGGCCAGCAGGTACAGCAGGTTGGCCGGGCAAGTGTCCGGGTTGTAGAGCGTGCGCAGCATGACGGCCAGGTCTTCGTCGGCTGCCACCTCTATGGCGGCCTCCAGCGGCGTTCGATTCAGAGGCAGCAGACTGGCCATCATTCACCCCACTCAACGGTGAACCCAGAGCACCAGGCTGCTTGCGCCTTGGTCGGTCGGATATCGGCCCACCCCTCCAGCTCGACGCGGCTGACCCCGTCGATATGCAACTGGGCATCAATGCCAGAGCGCGCCACCTCAATGCCCAGCCGACGGCGGGGGTTGATCCATGCTCCCAGGCGTGCCCGGCACTGGGTCAGAATCGCCTCGCTTTCCGGGCCGCTGCCGGCCAGGTAAATCTTGGCGTCGATCCGATACGGCAGGATCTGCGCGCTTTGCACCGTCAGGCGGTCGGCTACCGGTCGAACGTCATCGTCGCTCAGGTACGCATCAACGGTCGCGAGCAGTTCGGCCGAGGCCGAGCCGTCACCATCCAGGGCCAGCACCGTTACTTCCACCACTGCCGGCGATGGGCTCTCGGCTGTGGCGTCCGCGACCTGTCCGGAGGCGTTGCGCGCATGCAAGATGTAACTGTTACGCGGGCCGGCCGTGGTGAGCCCTTCGTAGACCAGCTGGACCCGCTCACGCAACGCGTCGTCTTCCTCCAGCACCTGGGACACCGGGGGCACCGCCGTCAAATCCTCGACCTGCACCACGAGGCGCAACAGACTGACATTGGCCGCAAGTTGGTCCAGGTCGGTGCCCTTGGCGTAAGTCAGCATCAACGCCTTGGCCGCGTCGTTGATCCGCGAGCGGTTGAGCAGCTTGCGGTACGACCCAACTTCCAGCAGTTTGGTCACCGGGTCGCTCTCCAGGATCGCGCTCCAGTTATCGCCCATGTGAGCGCGAAAGGTCGCCAAGTCGGCCTGATACAGCGCCTCATAATCCAAGTCCTCCACTACCTGTGGCGCCGGAAGCTGGGAGAGATCGATAGCGCTCATGCACTCACCTCCATTACGACGCCGTCACCCACGTAGGTACCGGACAGCGACAGCGTGATTTGCCCGTCGAGCACCGCAACCATGCGCACGCGCTCCAGCTTCAGGCGCGGCTCCCAGCGCCCCAAGGCACGCGCCACCTCGGCCTGCACTGCGCTTTTCCAGCCCTCATTCACTGGCAGGTCGACGTAGCGGCGCAGGTTGCTGCCGTACTCCGGGCGCATGCGCCGGTGGCCGACCGGGGTTGTCAGGATGTCCTCGATGGACTGTTTCAGATGGGCCACGCCAGAAAGCGGCTGCCCGGTGCGACGATCCAGTCCGATCATGGGCTTATTCCTGCAGCTGCTCGAAATCAGGACGCTTGCGTAGGAAGGCGATGGCGACCGCATCATCAGCCTGCACCGTCACTCGCGCTCGCTTAACCCGCAGCTCGCGCCAATCCCGCAAAAGCAGGATGCGCTCGCTGTACTCTTTATCGCGGAAGGTGATCGGCTTGGCCGGTACCAGTTCTGCGGCAATCACCTGCCCCGTCCCATCGGACGATGCCTCTTTTTCTGCTTTGGCCATGCTGCCTCCAGATACGAAAAAGCCCGCATTTGCGGGCTTGATTCAGTGCTTGTGGTTGGCCGTGTTGCCGGCCGTGTCAATGATGCGGCCACCACCGTTGATGTCCCCTGTGACCTGTAGCGGCCCCACGATCTTGACGCTGCCGGTCAGCGTGATGCTCGTTGACTGAGCGGTGATAGCGTCGTCGGTAAGGACAGCCTTGGTCCCCCCTACCTCAATGGTCACAGTGCCGGATGGCACCTTGATGGTGTAACTGTTGGCCGCCCAGTCGTAGACCAGGGAGCCACCGTCATCGAAGCGCCAGACTTCAACGTGATCGCGGTTATCAGGCTGGTCGCCGGCGTTGCCATAAAGGCCCGGCACGAAGGTGCCCTGCGCCGGCTCACCGCTTGGGCTGACCAACAGGCCCTGCTCGCCCAGACTGGGCGCCCGCCAGTGGCGAGCCTTGCCGGCGGCCTGGGCGTGCCACCGAACCCAGGCGCTGGTCCAGTTGCCGCCATCCGAGACACGAACGCGAGCAACCGACAGGTCGACGGCGACCACCGTGCAGGGGATCACTACGGAGGCCAGCATGCGGTCGTGCTGGGCTGACGCGTAGCTCATGCCATGTCCTCCGGCGACTGGTAGTGGTGCTCGCTACCAGGGCCAGTATCCGGACTGAAACCGAACACCAGATTGCCTGGGGGTTGATTAGGCCAGGGCCATTCCTCTTCGCCGAGGTAGATGGTCTGCACCCACTCGACGACCCACACGGCATAGCCATCCAGCTCTGGGCGAGTCCAATCCCGCTCCGCACGCACAAACTCGGCAAGCTCGACGGCCAAGCCCCAGGACTGCATCCGCAGCAGCACCGCCAGCTGCGCGGCGACGAATGCCGCCACCTGTAGGCAGTTCGCCTCCTCTTGACCCACGATCACACGGGCCTCAAAGCGCCCCTCCACCGCAACCTGCCCGGTGCCAGGGTCCTTGTCCGCTGCCTCAAACCCCGCCAGCTCAATCACCACTGCCGGCGGCGGGATCGTCCGGATGCCTTCCGGCATGGTCCCGACATAGGCCAGGCCAGGGATCGCGTCCCTGATGTGCTCCTCAATGGCAGCAAACACTTGCCCGAGAGTTATCGGATCGTCATCCATTGCCCGACCTCCGCAAATACTTCTGCAACTCGAAGTTCATTTCCTGCTCCATCACTACCTGCAGGCGCTCATGCGCCTGACTGGTCCACTTCTCGAAGTGCACGCGGGTGTCATCCAGCGAGATCTTCGCCTTGGCCAAGGGGAAGCGGCTGTCGTTCTCCGAGATCCAACCGGAGCTGCGACCTCCGCTGCCTGACACCTGGCTGTCGGGGTAGTCCTTCGCATCGAAGTGCTTGCTGGCCGTGCGAATCCAGATGTCTGGGCTGCCGCCGTAGACTCGCTTGAAGAAAGCGCCTTCGTAGCGACGCCCGGCCACCGACACGCCCGAGCGGCTTTGTCGCGGCCGGCCAGCCCTGCTGGCTTCGATTGGGTTGATACCGAACCACAAGCGCCCCACCCCATTGCTGGAGACCGGGAACGCCTTGAGGCGCTGTCGTACTGCGGCGATTGCGATGCGCTCTTGTCTACCTACATCGCGGGCGATGTGCGTGCGAAGCCAGCGAAGAACCTTGTTGATGGCTCGCCGCTGCGCCGCAGTAACCGCCTGGGGGAACAGTTGCGCGAAGTCCTGAAAGGCCTTCATGTCCTGCGGGTCGACCCGCAGCGAGATCATGCCGCCAAGGGCCGACTGCTTGTGGTAGCTGCCAACGCTCATGGTGCCTTCCTCAGCACAAGCGCGACCAGGCCATCACCGCCCGGTTCGCTCGCCACGATGGTGTAGTTCCCACCGCCATCCTCAGGCGGCAAATCGATGAACACCTTCTGCCTGGTCTCGACCCCAGCGTTGTCGCCAACGCGGATCACCAGGTGCGGTTCCCGCAGGGCCGTTCGGATCTGGCCGAGCTTGGGCTGGAGCCAGGGCGCGGAGAACATGCCCTGCACCTCGCGCCCCTCGATCAGAGCGCGATCACCCAGGACATCGAACACCGTGTCATCCATTTCGTCGATCAGGTCCCGAAAGGCCATGATCAGAGCGTCAGGCGCAGGACAGCACGGGGACGGGTGCAGAGGTGCAGCGGGTTGGACTGCGCCTCACCATCGATACCCTTTCCGAAAGGCATTTCCTCGATCTTGCTGTAGTACGGCAGGCCCTCGGTATTGACGGTCTCGATGTAGTCCGCCGGCGCGTAGATCGACAGGAACAGATCCGAGACACCCTCTGGGACCAGGCGGGCTTCGTCATCGGAGACATAGGCCTTACCGCCGACTTTGCCGCGATAGCGTTCCCAGCTGATGCCGCCGAACTCGAAACCCTCTCGCCCATCACCCCGCAGGGCTGCGGCTTGCTGGCTGCCCTTGTAGGTCTCGACCACCGAAGGGTGAGCGATCAGCTTCTTCCAGAACGTTTTGCCACAGAACGCGCGCGCACCGGTGGTGGTGACATTACCGAGCGCGTCCTCCTGCATATCCAACGCGTCAACGCACTGAACCTGAACGTTGGTGTTCGGATCGTTGAGCCCCATCGACAGTGTCTGCCGGGACACACCAAAGGTTTTGTAGATGTCGAGCAGTACCGACGAGCCGTCGGCGTCGAGCACCTGGCCATTGACGGCCCCCATGCGGTGATACTCGTGGGTGGCATCCAGCTGGCTCCGGGCCTTGCCCAGGCGCTTGTTCACTACCGCCTGAACGGCCTGCAGCTCGGTGGTGGAACCGAACGCTCGAATGCCCTGGATCTCGTCAGCCTTGATCGAGAAACGCTGCGGCAGGTGAATGGTGTTGAAGGGGATGAGCTTGCGCTTGCTACCACCGACCACCAAGCCGGAGGTTCCGCGCTCACCCGCTGGCACCAGGGCGAGGGTATCGCCGTCCTTTTCGATCTGAACGGTCAGGGTCGGGACGCCCTCTTCGCGAAACAAGCCGAGGGCTGCCAGGCGGCCCGGCACGTACTCCTGCTCGTTGATGGCCGCAGTCAGGGCTGCAACGCTGAAGGCATCATCTTGAAAAATGGCAATCTCAGCCATGGGGTACTCCAGAAAGTAAGAACCCCGCTCGAGGCGGGGTTGGGAGATAAGAAAGGGTCAGGTCAACGCAGGATGATGAAGTTCGCCGCCAGGGACTTTTCCGCATCGCCGTCCAGGCCCGTCAGCAATGCCTCGGTGACCTCGGCCAGGCGCACCACCGCGCGCCCGCGCCGCGATACGTCCGACTCACCGAGCGGGGCGAAGAGGATGCAGACAGCGTTCTCGCTGCCGTCCTCAGCCGCTGGGTTGTAAGGTGCGAACTCACCACTCGCAGTGACCAGGCCGAGCAATTGGCCTGCAACCAGGGCCGGGCCGGCCACGATGTTGATGGCTTCGCGGGAGATCTTCCCCGCACCTTCAGAAAGCAGAAACTCACCGGCGTGGACCGGTTCCTCTTGGATGGTGCTCATGCTCGTGCTCCTTTGGTGGCGGCCTGCCGGCGGGCAGCCCAGATGTCGGTTGGGTTGGGGAGTTGCGCCTTGACCGTCTCTTGTTCGTCGTCAGCCGGCGGCAAACTGTTGTCGATCTCAAAGCCCTTGCCGGAGCTGACCAATTTCTCGAACAGCCGGGCCCGCACCGCATCGGGCTCCAGGCCGGCCTTCACGTATTCAGCGGTCAGCTCGGGCAGCCGGGCAGCGGCACAGAGATCGTGAATGCCCTTGGCGCGCTTCAGCGCGGCCTGCACCGTGGCCTGGTCAGTCAGCTTGGTGGAAACGATCAGCGGCTCGACCAGGTTGCTGATTCCCGCCTTGGCGCAGTCCTGGGTGATCATCAAGGCCAACGCGGTAGAGTCGCCGGGCCCAGCAGCCGGTGGCTCTGGTGGGGTTGCCGGCTCCTCATCTGATGACGGCGGCTGCTCGGCTAGCTGATCCAGCAGCGCCTTGGGCGTCTGGCGGTACCGCTTCATCGCGGCGCCCTGGCCCAGACACGCCTTGACCTCGACCCCGTTGCCTACTTCATCGGCCAGCCCCAGCGCAAGGGCCTCTTGCGCGGTCAACCAGGTCTCGTCGTTGACCATGCGCCGCAGTTCGGCATCATCAATGCCCGGCGCCTTGGCCTTGTAAGCAGCGATGATCGCCTCGAAGGTCTGGTCGAGAACGTCAGCAACCCGGCGCAAGTCTTCGGCATCACCGCTGGTCCATGTCCACGGGTTGTGCACCATCAGCATCGCGTTTGAAGCCATCACCAGGCGGTGCGCACCACATGCAGCCACACTACCCGCGCTGGCTGCCAAGGCATCAACACGGGCAGTACAGCGCTCACCTAGTCGGTTCAGCGCGTTATGAATGGCCAGGCCGTCGAACAGATCGCCTCCGATGGTGTTGAACGCCACCACCACCGGGGAAACACCATCATCAATCGCCTTCAAATCCTGAATGAACTCGTTCGCGGTGATGCCCCAGCCCCCGATTTCACCATAGATGTAGATCTCGATGGGCGTGGCGTCGGCCTTAGCAGCGTCCTGCCCCTCAGCCGCCGCGCTGATCTTGTACCAGTGTTGGTCTTCGACCTGCGGCACCGACGGCGCCTTGTTGAAGATGCGGAACGGCATCAGCTCTTTCATTTCTTCCCCTTGTCACCGGACTCATCAGGGTCATCCTCGACGGCCGGCAAGCTGCTGTAGTTGAGGCCTAGGGCTTTCGCCCGGGCGATATCGGCGGCGTTCTCTTCGTCGACCACCTCCGCATCCGTTCCATTGCGCAGGCAGACCTCGCTGCGCGACGCGAAGCCTGCGGCGATCTCCATGCTGCGCGACTGAACGTCTTGCACAGGGTGGATGTAGGCCCATCCCTGCGGTACCCAACGGGTGCGCTGATATTCTCGACGTCGCTGTGCGTAGTCCGGCAGGTCAAGCGCACCTGCGAGCACGGCCATGTCCAGCCAGGCTTTGCGCACTGGTCGACACAGTTGGTGGACGTACACCTGGAACTGGAGCTGCTCCAGCCGCCGGCGGAACTCCGTCAGCACCACGCGAATTGCCCTGTCGTTCACGCCCTGCATGTCGCCGGTCATGAGTTCGTAGGGCAGCCCCGACCCGGCGGCGGCCATCAGCTGCTGCCGCATGAAGTCGGGGTAGTTGTTGCCGGCGTCCGGCGGGTCCGAAAACTCGACCTGCTCACCTGGCAGCAGCTCCTGCATGGTGCCCGGCTCCAAACCCACCATAGGGGTGAAGCCGTCGCGGTCATACTTGACCGGCGCCCCGGTAAGCGGGTCGAGTTGCGGCGGGCCGTCTGGCGATGGCTTGCGAACGAAGCCGGCAAACAGGTTGGCCACTTCTTGGCGGAACAACACCGCGTCGTCGAAGTTGTCCAGACTGCGCAGGCGTTTCAGGACGGGCGCCAAGCGCGGAACACCGCGCAGTTGGCCAGGCTCCAGGGGCTCAAACACGTGCAGCATCTGCTCCGCCGGGATCCGCACCAGCTGGTTGTAGCCCACATTGAGCGAGGACTTGTCGCTGGGGTGGTTGCGATAGCACCAGTAAGCCACCCGACGGCCCATGGCGTTGAACTCGATGCCGGCCCGAATGACGTTGCCAAAACGGGTCATTTCGAACTTGTCATGCGGAACAAACTCCGGTGATAGGCACTGCAACTGCAGCGGCACCGCGTAACCATCCTCCAGCCGGCGCGGCCGCAGGCGAATGAAGCATTCGCCCGATTGCTCTACCGTGCGCGCCACTAGCGCCTGCAAGCCGTAGAAGTCCGTGAGCTGATCGGCATCAGCCTCATCCACCCAGTCCTCCCACAACTCTTGCATCACCTTGCGGATCGCTTTGTCGAGCAATCGCGGGTGCGGCGTGATGCCGGTACCGATCAGGTTGCTGACGCGCTTGTCGATGACGTTAGCCGCGTAGGGATCATTGCGCACCGCGCTGCGGGAGCGGGAACGCAGGTTGCGCAAGGCCGGCATGATCAAGCTGTTCACGCCGGTGTCCGGCGCATCCCAGTTCGATGAGCGCCGTCCCTCGGCGGCGCCTTCGTAGCTGGCCTTGATCCGTTCGGGCACCAAGATGCCCGAGCGACCGAGAGTCAGGTAGCGTCCGCTCACAGCCCTTTGCCTCCGTGGAATACCCGTACTACGCGCGAGCGCGGCCCGGCGGCGTTCGCCAGCTCAGTGCGGATCAGGTCGCGAGCCTTGATTAACTCGTCGACCGTTCGATACTCGACGGTGCGGTCCGAGTAGCGAACGATCTTTTCACCGCGCGCAATCGCCCGCTCGACAGCGTCGAGGTGTGCTTTTGTATACGCCATTAAAAGCCTCTTGCAGCAGTGCTGCCGACTGCGTTAGGTATTAGAGGAAGTTCTGATGCCGAGAGCCTATTTCCTGCCGGTAACTTCCTCCGGCGAGGACGTGCGATAGAGCATCCGCCAGTTCTTCAGCAGGTATGCCAGGCAGTCGTAGGGTCCAGTAGGTTCGGGCCCTGACCCAATCCATCCTTCCGGTCAGTTGGTCGGCTATCACGCGCCTTAGCTCGCCTTGAAGTTCAGCGGATGCCTTTACCTTTTCAATCTTTGAAGTGGAATCTTGTGACATGGCTGTCTCCAATATTGAGATGTTTGACGAAATCACCGGGAAGCTCTTCGCGAAGCTGTACCTGCAGTTCCCCTTACCGACGTACCTAACAGCCGAAGACTTCGTGAGTAATGCCACGCAATTCGATGAACGGCAGGGAATGGAAGTACCCACAAAGGAAGCAGAGTTTTTCTTCGCAACAGGCAAGTGGCTGATGGACGCTGGTTATCTAACCGCTAAGCCGCACCCCTTCACCCACTTCACTGAGGCGGTCCTTACTGCAAAGGGGCTTGAGGTTCTGAAAGCTGTACCTGACAGCGTTAGCTCGAAGGACTCTATAGGCGAGCAACTTTCCGGCCTCGCTAAGGAGCAAGGTCGAGAAGCAACCAAAGGTTTGGTAACAGAAGCCTTGGCATTGGGTGCGAGATTCATCAGCCCGATGATTGGACTGAGCTAGCGCTTAACGCCTCTTCAGGTAACCGCTGCTTGAACTGCGGCGTAACGCCGGTTGGGTTGAGGTTCGCGGCACCGGTGCGAATGGCGTGTCGTTTCGCTTGACCGGAACAGGGACAGGAGCCGGCGAATCGACCTCGTCGGTCTGGTCTTCAGCGTCAGGCTCGCTAGCTTGGGGCCGGGCTGTCTGCTGTTCGCTTTGCTCGAACAAGTTGGCCTGCGCAAGCGCCTGCCGGAGCTTGTCCCAATCCTGTTCGCCGTAGCGGTGCAGGCCTAGGAAGTTAGCCATGGCCAGGTTGTAAACCATGAGGTCCAGTGCCTCGTTGCGCTCGGCCTTGCTCTTGACCCACTCGATCCGCTTGTAGCCCTTCACGTAGCGAGCGATCTTGCGTTCGGCCACGCACTGCTGGAAGAACTCGTCCGGCAGGTCCTTGGCGAAGTGCAGCGCACCAGGGCCCGTCTCGAAGCTGTAACGGTTGTATATCCAGTCCTTGGCCGTGTCGGTACCGACGATCCACAGCTCGGCGCCGTTGCGCTCGGTTTGCCCCTTCCAGGTGACATCCACCTGCGACGGGCGTTGGGCGATCACTGGCCGGCCCGGCTTGCTCGCCCCCTTGAGCGCAAACACGTTGCGCCAACGGCGCACTCGGGTGAACTGGTAGACCTCGTGGGTGTGATGGCCACCGGAGTCAATGCCAGTGGCCAAAATCCCCAGGCTCACGCCGCAAGGATGGCGGTAGCGAATCTTGAGGCGGTCATCGAGCAGCGCCCAAGTGCGCTCGTCGGCCGGGTCGCCGGGAATTACCTGGTGATCGACCACCCAGCGCTCCATGCCAGCACCCCAGGCCATGACCATCAGCTCCAGGCGGTTGGCCTGAACGTCGACGGAGGCCGTCAAGGCAAGCGCCCCCACAGGCAGAGTGCCAAGGACGTAGTCCTCTTGCAGCGCCCGGGCTTGCAGCACCTCAGCCTTAGTCTGCTCGACTGCGCTGTCCCAGACCTCTGCAAGCCTGGTGTTGTAGAAAACCTGCATGGGTTCCAGGTCCCCGCGATCTTGGGCACGCTTTGCCCCCTCAAACTCGCGGGCCAGCATGGTCCAAGAATGCCAACCCAATGGTGCATAAAGCGCATTGAGGTGGAAACTTACTGTTTCGCCGTCGCCTTGGGCATGGGCTCGCCACTCACCCTTGGCCAGCATCTCTGCCTTATGGTGCTCCTCGATCAGCACATCACACTCAGGCCCTTCGCACTGGTAATGAACCGCGCTGAAGTCAGGGGAGTAAAGCAGGCGCTCCCACTTGAGGACCTGCATGTGCCCACAGGTCGGACATGGTACGTAGTAGTGCCGCTGATCCCCCATCATGAACAGATCATCGATCCGCGAGGCCCCCTTGATGAGCGGGGAGCTGGAGAAATAGAACTTGGCGTTGCGGCCGAAGGTACTGCCCCGCGCCTCAGCCAGCTTGATGCCATCACCCTCTTGGTCGACGTCAACGTCCCAGCGGTCGACCTCATCGCCGTAGACATAACGAGCCGACAACTCCGACAGGTTGGCAGCCGAGCCAGCGGTAGTGGCGTATAACGTGCCACCCTCGAACTCTTTGGTGTCCATGGTGTTGCGGGCGTCCCTGGAGCGGTTAGACGCCACGCGCGCCTTGAGCTCGGGCGTTGCGTCGATTGTCTTGCCGATCCGGGATGACACACGCTTGGCCAGCCCCAGGCTGGGCAGCAGCGTCAGAATGTTGGATGGGGCCATGTGGATCAGGGCGCCGATCCAGTTCAGGGCGATCTGCGTCTTCATCAGCTGCGAGGCAACCTTGGTCACCACCCGCTTGCACGGGTGCGCAGGAGAAAGACAGCGCATCGGTTCACGTGCGTAGGGCGTGCGCGCGGTGCGATATTTGCCGGGTTCGGCGGCGCCGGTATCACGCGGGATCCGCATGTACTCGTCCGCCCATTCATCAACCCACAGTTCGGGGTCAGGCGTCAGCCCTCGGCAATACGCTTCGCGGTACACCTCGGCACCGTCTGCGTATCCGGTGGGCATAGGCTCAGCTCTGTGTGATGGCTTGGTTGAGGTCGGCGTCGGTCATCTTGCTGACCTCTGTTAGGACGCGGCGGAAGGCGCTGGCGAGATGCTTTTCGATCTCCCACGGGTCACTCATACCCACTAGCTCGGCGGCGAGCTGCGGCGTGAGCCCGAATAACTGGTCGCGCAGCATCCGGCCCGCCATGTAAGCCGCATCTTCCACCGCTTTACGCTCGACCAGGTTGCCCTGGACTTTGTTGAACTCAGCTTCGGCCAGCTGGGCGAGGTAGTACTCGCGGTGCGCCTTCGCTTTCTGAAAGTTGTGAGCCCCGCCGGGCGCCGGCGCCGGATCCGGCTGCGGCACCGCAAATGGACCGAGGCCGGGCTGGAGCTGGCTTCGAACGTCCCGCTCGACGCGGTTCTCCTCATGCCGGGCAGCGACAGCTGCCTTGCTCGGATCAGCGGACTCGGCCAGCAGCAGCTCCGTGGCTTCGACGTCGACCTTGCCGTCATCGGTCAGCACCAAGCGATCCTGCTTGGCCAGTTTGGAAACGTAGGATTTCGACCATCCGTGCCGGGCGGCGAACTCCGATTTCGTCAGGTGGGTCATGTCAAAACGTCCAGTTCACCCAATGAATTCAAGGGGTTAACCAGTTCACCGCAGTTCACTAAGCTGGTGAACCTCCCGCTAACAAAGAAGCGCGGGTTTCCTGCCCCGTACCCGGCGAAATTCGACAGGGTCCCCCGCCCCTCCCTGGCTCCCGGGCAGATCACTCCCCCGCCCCGCTGCTCGCTGGCGACACCCCGGAGATGCCCCAGCCCTGGAGGATTCCGCATTGATGTAAGCCGATTATCAAACTGATAAAGCATCGTCTCTTGACCTCAAAGTGCTAGCATCTCGAAGTCCTTCCTAGCAGAAGGCATGCCGAGGAAGGACTACCTCCAAAACCACAAGGAACCGAGATGGCAAAGTACAAAATCGCTCACGTGCATCACAGTGGGCAGGACATGATTGTCTTCCCCCTGGAATCTTCGTTCGGAAGCAAATCCGACAGTCAACAGCAGGACATCATGGACTCGCTCCAGCAAGCAGCCTGGAGCGCGGATCTTGCGGGGAATGTGGTGGCGATCTGGAAGTCAGGCAACAGGGTTTACTTCCGGGCCCCACCCGCGTGGCATTCGTTCTTCCGCTCCCCGAACATTTGGGGATGGGTGATGGCCAACATCAACAAAGAGCTGACGATCTAACATCTCCTCAAGGGCGGCAGAATTCTGCTGCGCCACATCTCCGCCCGTCTCTTGGCAGATCAACTCTCCCCGAGCCTGCTCCAATGCAGACTCCAAGTGCGCAATGATCTTCGCCAGCGCTCCATCCCGGCGGTATGACAAGCTAGTCAGACCGCCGGTCTCTGTTTTGACCCACAAAATATCTTGAGCCTCATCGATCACTCGCACTTGCATCGCAGGTACCTCCCGATCTTTTGTTGATATCACCAACTTGCGACATCTCGCTTACACCCAGCCGTTTGGCCGCCCAGCGCTCGTACAGGTTGATCGCCACATCGGCACCGGCCATCGCGGTCAGGCAACCAACCGCTGCCGCCGCCCACACCGAAACACCTAGGGCGTACAGCAGCATGTTGGTCGACAGTCCGCAGGTGACACAGGCACCAGACCTCAATGCCAAACGGCGAATCAGCCCCCAACCGCGAGCACCCGCCTTGTCCGCCCGCCACATCTCACCCGATACACCTCCGACCAGGGACAGTACGATCACCATCCAGATCGGCAGTTCGGCTAACGCTTGTTGCTCGCTGTTCATGTAAGCCTCATTGGCAAAGCACGGCGCCGGAAAAAGAAAACCCCGCCGGTTGGCAGGGTTCTCGATGCACCGACAGGTCGGGGCGGATTGCACAGCACAGTGCTTGTGGGGAAGCGCCTAAGCGCACTTTTGATATCGTGGGGACTTTTTACATGCCACCGGAAAAACCGAAAAGGGGTGTTTTTCGGTTCGTCGCAATGTGATCGCTATGTAGCATCAATGTTGCACACAAGTTGCAAAGAGACCCGACGAACGGTCTGCTGTCGGACGCGACCAGAGCGTGCGGCCAGTTGAGCAAACACCCGCAGGTGCAGAGCCTTGACCCAATTGCGGTAAGTCCGGTCGGCTTCCTCGGCAAGCCCGACCTCGCGCATCTGCTCCCTGATAGTGACTTGGTGGAGGTAACGCAGCTCGGCCAGCTTGGCCAGCGTTGCCGCACGCTTGTCCCCGCGAGCCAACTCAGCGACGGCTGCATCGACTTCGGCGGCGGCGTAATCCAGGCCAGCGCCCGACATCAGAATCCGCGCTCCAGAGGAGCCAGTGCGGGGCGCCGCCCCCTTCCATTCCATGATCGTACCCATCTGGCTACCGAGGCTGGCTTCCAATCCCAATTGCCTGCGCTGCTCGCCCCAGTGCTGCATCAGTCCGCCGACCAGACGCAGGCGCTCGGCTGGATCAATCAACTCCGCCATATCCTTCAGGTGCTGGGCCACTTGCACCTGACGCTGAAGGCGTCTTTCCAAGTCCATCGTCATCGCCATCCCTCCGAATTCAGTACCCGACACACATTTAGCCAACCCAACACAAACCCAACACACTCGAAACCCAATAAATTCAATGGATTGAAAGCATCTGTGTTTAGTGTGTCGGGTGTGTTGAGTTTTTCAGGGCTCGCATAGAGATTTATCGGGCCTTCGATTTCAGCGCTTGAAGAAGATCGCCTGCGCGCGTGCGTGCGCGAACCCAACACACCCAACACACACTCCCGCCAATCCACGGATTCCGGGGCCTGAATCTGTGTTGGCTTGCGGAAACCAACCCAACACCCACCCAACACACCCAACACACTTACCGACAGAGTCATGCTGCAACCCTCTTGATGTGGTCCCAGGCTTCCACCGTCCAGCCCGAGAGCTTCGCTCGCTCACGCCACTCGATGACGTTCTTGCCCAGCACGGCCGCATTCATGGATGGGGGCAGGGAAGGATCACCATCAGTGGGCATGAAGAACGCCGCGAATCGCCGAGTGCCGTGCCCCGTGGAGCAGTCCGACCAGGGGATAGCCCTCGTCTTCTCCACCTTAGCGCTCAGCATCAAGGAGAACTTGGTTTGGCTCATGGCATGCTCTTTGTTATGGGCGCACCACTCAATGAACATGGCGTACACATCCGAGGTCAGGCAGCAACCCCACAGGCCGTACCCAAGCTCACCGTTCCGCCAGAGGTGGAAGAATGTCTGCCAGGCCGTGCGGCTCAGCTCAACCAGGCGTTGACGGGCCTCAGTCTTAGGCGGACGGGTGCGCTGGTTGAAGTCCTCGAGGTCGACGTCCAGCAGCCAACCGTACAAGGCAGCCACCCCGCCATTCGCCAGCTCCCGGGCGATTGCCTTCTGCCTCTCAGGCGGCAGCGTCTCCAGAGGCCACATCACCAGCATCCGGCGGTCGTCTTCGCTGATCGGCCACGGCATGATCTCGTTGCTCAGGAACGCCGAGTTCATGTGGTTGGATTCTTCCCAGCCGTTGATGAACTTCGACTCCATCCGCACTGTTTTGCCGGTGATCATGTGCTTGATCTTGCCGACCTGGTTGTAGCGCTGGTCGCGGCTCACAACCTCTTCGAACACGGCCCACAGCTTGCCGCTCTGCCAGGCGTTGAAGTTGCCTTCAAGCTGCGTCTGGCCAACTGTGGCGCCGTAACGGCCGTACAGCTCACCCATGATGTCCGCGAACAACAGGCTTTTGCCCGAGCCTTCCATGGTCGAGTGGAACAGGATGGCAGTGTCCATCTTCGCGCCCATGTGCTGCAGCGGGTAGGCCAGCCACTTGACCAGCCAATCCAGAGCTTCAGTGTCATTGTTGCAAAGAAACGAGATCAGCCAGCGCAGGTTCTCGCAGGCAGCGTCATCGCGCACCGGCGCAAGCGGCAAGCCCTCGAAGGTGTTGATGTAGATCGCAGGATCCTTGGTCATCGTCGGGTCGAACACGATGTGGTCGACGTCCACCACCCGCCGATCCGGGCTGTTCAGCCATAGCTGATAAGCATCACCCAGGGCCNCCCCGCCGATCCGGGCTGTTCAGCCATAGCTGATAAGCATCACCCAGGGCCATCTTGACGCTACCCTCGGGCAGGCGCCGCTTCTTCTCGCGGTCCCAGGCCTCTTTCGTACCGTCGATGTAGATGTACCGGTCGAGCGGCTCCAGCTTCAGCGCCCCGCCCTTCTTGCTGGCCATCTTTCGGGCCTGTTCAAGCTCTGTCACCTGCTCGGAGGCAATGAGCTTCTTGTCGGTTCGCTCTATCCACTCCTTTGCCAGGGGCTTGCCAACCAGAGCTTCGAAGCCTGCCCGCTTCATCGCCCGCCCATTGTCCAAGTCCCACACACTGGTGGTGCCTTCGACCAGGGCGAATCGGCGCATTGCGCCATTGATGTCCAGGGCGTCACCCCCTGCCCCCCCTTTGGCCGAGGAGCCGGCCGGGCTGGGCGCTTCATCGTCCGATGGGGCGTGGGGAAGGTTCTCGGCATCGCTGCCCTCGAGCGAAGGCAGCTCGGCCTGCTCGACCACCGATGGGGCGCGGGGAAGTTCGCCCAATGGCGGCGGTGCCGGTGGACGGGACTTTGCATCAATGCCGAGGATCCGCGCCGCTGCTTTGGTAGCAACCTTCTGGTCGCCGTCGTGCATCAGGATGCAGAACACATCGAACGCGTCGTTCTTGTGTCCGTTCGCCAGCGGGTCCGAAGTGTGGTGCGAATACAGCTTGCCATCCGTGATCGTCACGCCGGGTGCGCCGGAGCTGCTGTGTGGGCTCAACCACTTGCCGTCGATACGCTTGTATCCATGTGCCTCAATTATCGTGGCGATATCATGGATGCGATTGAACTCGGGGATGACCTCGGGAAGCCGGTCGCCGGATCGTGCTGCAGCTGGTGATGGCTTGGCCACGGGACGAGCTGCAGACGCAGGCGCTGCCGACTTAGGCTTCCATGGGCAAACCCCCTCCCCCATCGGCTTGAATTCGTCCCAATCCTGCCAGATGGCCAAGAGGTCGGCCGGCAACACCGGCAAGCCTTCTGCGGCTGGAGGGGTTCGCCAGGTGTAAGGTTTGCCTGTACCAGGGTGAATGGACGGCGGCAATACGTCCTGCACCAGGCCGCCCCGAAGCTCGAAGACCGTCACTTTCTTGAAAGGATCAGCCGCCATGCGGAAAGCCGCCTCGCGCTCGGCATCTCCGTCGGCCTTGGCAGCAATTGCTTGCGCCATGATCCCTTTGTAGATGGTGCCACAAGGGTCGTTCTTGTTGGGCCAAACCAGAGCGTGACGACTCAGTTCTACACCTTCGGGAACGCGGAACATCACGCGGAATCGCTCAGGATTGCCAACAGAGGTCGGGTACATGTCAGCAAGAGCGTCGACGTCGAGCCCAAGCGTCTGCTGGAGAACCAGTCTGGTCAGCTCAACATCATCAACGTCGAGCGAACAGACACGACTCGGCCCGAGCACAACACCGAGGTTGTGATTCGGGCTCGCTATCCAGAACGCTTCAGCCTTTGAGGCATCAGTAAAGTAGCCACCTGGCTTGTTCCAGCCAGCCCCCTTAGGGCCTTTCTCACCTGGTTCAATGGGAACCAGAGCGAGATCGAAGGCTTCAATGTAACGCCGCGCCCAATCAGCTGTGGCAGGAGTTGGGCGCTCGCTCATCTGCGGCGCTCCCGCAGCTCTTGGCAATCGATGCAGGTCTCGCAACCCGCAGCCGACTGCTGACGAGCGAGCGGGATCGGCTCGTCGCAGTCCTCGCAGAACTGGGCGCTTGGCTTTTCAGGGAGTCGTGCAAGGCGCTGCAGCGACAGCTGCAGGAAGTACTCGGCGTGATCGTTGGCGAAATCGACGGCGTCAGCCATGGGCTTCATCCTCCATGGCTTGGCGGGCACCTGCCATGATCGCCAGCACCTGACGGATCACATCCATCCCGCGGTGCTCCAGATCCAACACCTCGGACTCCGTCCAGACGTTGTCGGCGGCACCATCGTGGAGACTGCCAACGAATTCGCTGGACTCCTCAAGCAGCTTGGCTACCGCCTGAAGGGCTTCGTTGGTCGCTGGCAATGGCTCCGGGCGGTACCACACAACACCGGCCGGTCGAACGAGGGCATCCAGCAGCCGCTGATCTGCGGTCCACCGGACGATCTCTTCTATCTCATCCGGACTTGGCCAGCGCCGCTCTTCGGTGGGATGGAGTTTCTTCTGCAGGGTATCAACGTCCATGACCATATCGAAGGCCAGCTTGGTGATACCACCGTGATAGTCGCGACCGGCGCGGTAGAGCGCCTGCCGCAATGCGAGAACCGGACCCGCGTCCGGCAGTAGATCAATGCGACTCATAACCGTAAATCCTCGGTTTACGGTGTAGCCACAGGATGAGGTAGGACCTATCCTACAGCTACGACCGTACTGTGCTGTGCGTCGTCGTCGCTGGGCCAGGGAGGTGAGAGTCCCTGGTCCAGCACCTTATTCCTTCACTTGCCTCAAATATGCCCAATCGATGTCCGGCCGCAGTGCTTCACAACGAATCACACCTGCCGTTTCTCGATCCAGGCAGACAGCTAGTCCCGCGCTAGCGCGGCGGTTGCCGTAGGCCACTTGTTTCAACTGGCCAACAGACGTACCGCAACGTCGCGAGAAAGCCTCGAGCCCTTCCTTGTCCATCGTCTTCAAGTACTCGCTAAGCGTCATAGACACCTCCGTTGGTGGCGAGATTAGCAATTGCTAATTAGCAAGGCAATAGCAAGTAGTAATTTACTGTTTGCTAACGGAAAGCAATCATCGCCAAATGGATATCAATGAAAGGCGTATCGCCTCCCTCCGTACGATCATGGGTGCACTGAGCCAGAAGGAATTCGCTGAGGCTCACGACCTAGACGCGTCGTACCTGTCACAACTGCTCAACGGCCATCGCAAGCTGGGGGAAAAGGCTGCGCTTAATCTGGAGCTCAAGATCGGGCTCGCAGCAGGGACGCTGACATCTCCTCCCTCCGAGGAGCCATCCACCGCAGCCCCAGCCAACGTGGTTCGCCTGCCCACCAGGGCGGCAAAGGACAAGAACTTCGTGCTGATTCCGCACCTCGATATCGCGGCGTCTATGGGGCATGGCAAGGCAGCCCCAGGTATGATTGAAGTCATCCGTGACATGACGGTTCACCTCGACTGGCTCAGGATGCAGGGCCTGACCTTCTCGAATGTCGACAACTTGGCCATCATCACAGGGGATGGCGATAGCATGTCTGGTACGTTCGCCGACGGCGACGCCCTGCTTGTGGATCGCGGGATTTCCGAGGTGAAAACAGACGCGATATACGTCTTCACCCTCGACGGCGACCTCTACATCAAACGCCTGCAGCGCCTTACCGGAGGCCAGCTCCGAATGATCTCCGACAACCCCATCTACCCACCGATTACCATCGATGAGTCGATGATCGAACGCATGCACATACAAGCCCGCGTCCTGCTGGCCTGGAACGCGAAGAAGCTCTAACCCCCTCGTGTTGCGTTTCACCGGCCATCTGCCGGGGCGCAATCACGCCCAATCAATTTAGCATTTGCTATTGTACAATTAATTAGCCTTTGCTAATTTCAGTCCCGTGCCTTCTCTCACATCAAGGACACGGAAGAATGAAATCAGCACAGCGCAACGGATCCGTAGCGGTCCTCATCCATCCAACCGCCTGCACCAGCCTGGCGAAAATCCACGCGTTCCAACGCAGCACCGGCTTGCAGTTGGTCGTCTCCCTGGATGGCAAAGCCCACGCCGTACCTGCGAACGGGGGTGCAGCATGAGCGAGTTCCAGATCTCCCTACGCCACATCATGCTGCTGCAGCGCACCCTGGATAACGGCGGTATTGCGACCTGCAAGTTGCAGCGCCCTGAGGCCACCGTCGACGCGCAGATCGAGATCGAAAACGACTGCACGCACCACCGCATCAAGGTGATCCTTGGATCGCTCTGCAGCAGCCTGAGCCTGCCGCGCGCCCTCTCCACCAAATGCCTGTCATTGAGGGACTTTGTGCAAGACCTGGCCAATGGCCGAGCTGACTCCGGCGCTCAGTCGGAGGAAGCGCTCGCTCTCATGGAAGCGCAGGTCAGCGTTGAAGAGGTACTCCTGACCGGCCAAACCGCCTACGTCATCGCCACGGTCAACCGCCAACTTCCCCTCGGCGCCGTCGTGACCAACGACCAGGGCGATGTCTGCGTGGCTGTCACAGGTACCAGCAAAGAGCACCTCGCTGATGCAGTCCGAGCGAAGCTCCAGCCCGGCCCCGACAATCTCAGGGAGTGCGCATGAGCACCCTGGAACAACTGCGCGGCGAGTTCTCCACGCCCTGCCCGACACTGACCGCTGTGAGGGAGCGCTACTTCCCTCACATTGGTTCAGATCGCCGTCTCAGGGAGCTCATCAACAAGGGACAGATCAAGCTGGTGCTGAGCAAGCTGCACAACTCGGCGAAGGCGCAGCACGTTGTCTACCTGCACAACTTGGCCGAGTACCTGGACCGACAGGCAGAACGATCTCGTCAATCCGCTTGAACCAAGCGGCCCCGGCCAGCAGGGGCACCCAGCCCGCCACCGACTCTCACCTTACCCGGCGGCGGGCCATTTCGGAGCACAGCACATGCAACCACATCAACAAGTACTTGCCCTGGGTATCGCGTGGCTTATCGGCCTTATCGCCCTGACCTTCATCATCCCGAGAATGCGGCACCGCGCCTTCATTCGAGGTCTGGACGAAGGCAGACAGCAGCAAAGGGCTGACCTGAAACTGCAGATCAAAGGCCTGCAGGATGATCTGGACGAGGCTCGGATTCAGTCCGAAGCCGGCCAACGCAAGCATCACCAGGATGTCGCCAACCTCAAAGCGAGTATGCTCGAACTGGAAGCCCGCATCATGTCGTATACCGGCTTACCGGTGACCAAGGCGGACTACGAGAGTCTGGTCAGCGCCTTGTCCATCATGCGTCTGGCTCAACGCACGTTCAAAGCCCTGAAAACCGAAGCGGAGGCAGCCCGAGCTGGCGCGCAGGCAGATGTCATTGATGAGCTGGCCAAACGGATCCATGCCCAACTACGCAGCACACCTGGTAGCTCCGTAACCACAGGAGCTGCAGCATGACCACTCCCACCCCACGCAGCTGCATCGTCCATGGCCCGACTGGGTGCGGTAAATCCACTAACGCTCAAGCCATCGCTAAGGCGCTCGGCTTGAGCCACATTCGCGACAATTGGGAAGCAGGCGCACCCGTGCCACTGCTCGACACCCTGGTGTTGACCAGCGCTGACAATCCCGCCTGGTACTTCAATGGCCGAGTGCTGAGCGTCGATCAGGCGATGCTGCTGGTTGAGCATGCCAAGGCTCACGACTGCACCGCACCCACCACAGAACATCCCGCCGCCGCTTGGCTCGGCCAGGCCGGGCTGTACCGCACTCGGTTTGACGCAGTGCGCAACTTTGAGCAGTCCGTCACTCCAGTTTCCGCCGATGAACTGTTCAACCTTGCCAGCAAGCAAGTGCTCAGCCAGCAGGAGGGCCATGCATGAACACAGCCTTTGTTTTGATGGCGCAGTACAACGGCATGGCGATTATCTCGCTCGAGCAGGTATGCAGTGACTACTTCACTCACCTCACCCCTGACATGTTTCAGCGGAAGGTTCTTGCCGGACAGATCAAGCTCCCTATCACCAGGCTCGAGACAAGCCAGAAGAGCGCACGAGGCATTCATATTGCCGATCTGGCGCAATACCTGGATCAGCAGCGGGAGGCTGCCCGTAAGGAGTGTGCGCAATTGAACAAGACGCTTCGGGCCGGCTAA